CATGGATGCTGAAACACGCCAAGGACATCGAACTGTCTGGAAGGTCGGTATGGCACTTTGCGCGATGCTCAATGAATCCTCTGCCGAACGCTCCTGCTGTGGCGCATGGCGTCACTGAGGAGCCAAGCCCAGCCAAAGAAAAGCCTTAGCCATGTCGTCCACCAGCGTCTTGTTCCATGCCATCATCCAACCATCATCTTCATGAGCTGGCACTATTCGCGGGCGCTGGTGGAGGCATACTCGGCGGCAAGCTGCTCGGGTGGAAATGCGTCTGTGCCGTCGAGTTTGAGCCCGCCGCCCAACGGATGCTCGCCGCCCGACAAGACGACGGATGCCTCGATCCCTTCCCCATTTGGGACGACGTGCGAACCTTCGATGGGAAGCCATGGCGTGGACTGGTGGATGTCGTCTCTGGCGGCTTCCCGTGCCAGGACATCAGCGCGGCCGGAAAGGGAGCCGGACTCAGCGGCGAGCGAAGCGGCCTCTGGTCTGAAATGTCTCGGATCATTGGCGAGGTGGGACCGCGATACGTCATCGTGGAGAACTCACCAGTTCTCACTTCTCGGGGACTTGGAACCGTTCTCGGAGACTTGGCCTCGATGGGGTATGATGCGCGGTGGGGAGTGCTGGGAGCTGTCCACGCCGGCGCTCCTCACAAGCGGGAACGAATCTGGATTGTGGCGGACTCCGGCCGCTCACGAACCGGGAGTGTCGGCGGAGCGGCTGGTGCCGATCGAGGGCGGAACGCCCGGCGGAATGAATCGCCACTTCGACAAGCACACGGGGCGCATGGCTCAGATCGGCCTGATCCAACAGGTGAAGCTGCGGGAGACATGGCCGACGCCGCACGGCTTCAGCCCGGACGGGCGGACCAACGGCCCGAGCGGGAACGAGCTGGGGCGTGCGGTGAATCAATCACTCTGGCCGACTCCAACGGCGGCATGCGCGAACGGCGGACAGACCAGCCGGAGCGGAAAGCGCAAGGGCGAGCTTCTGCTGGCGGGAGCCGTGAAGGCGTTCCCGACGCCGATGGCGAGCGAAGCACGGCAGGGCTACCAGAACAGGAACAACGGGAAGAAGGGATCGCAGGAATCTCTAACGACGGTCATCCAGGGCGGCCCTGCGTCGGAAGTTGGTGGGAGTCTGAACCCGACGTGGGTCGAGTGGCTCATGGGGTGGCCGCTCGGGTGGACCGACTCCGCGCTCTCGGCAACGGACAGGTTCCGGCAGTGGTTGCGCTCGCATGGAAGCTTTTGAAACGATGATGAAACCGATGATGAACAAGCCGCGCCGTCAGGCATGGAACGATTGAGCTATGGCACGCCGCAAAACAGACTCACGAAATCAGGAAACGCGCGAAGCGGCGTTGCCATCAGCGGCTTGTTCGCTGACTTGGTGCGATGGGTGCCAGAATCGGCGTCCGTGTGTCACCATGGAATCAGGAATCATCTACGAAGGAAAGGACTGTCACATTCACCTTTGCCGGTGGTGCCGTGGCCACCTATCACGCCGAATCAATGCAGCGAACGCCTGCCTATCCCACGGGGAGGGCGAAAAAAGATCATGAATACAAAACCGACTCCGCCGCCCTCCCCGTTGGGATCAGGCAATTGTTCTGCTCTTCCGTTAGTGCTCGATGCGTGCTGCGGGAGCCGCTCTATGTGGTTCGTGCGGAAAGACGACCGCGCTCTCTACGTGGATCGCCGCCGCGAGACGCTGGAACGCTCACACGCCGACTACAAGCGAGCACCAATCGTGGTCGATCCTGACATCCTTTGCGACTTCACTGCGTTGCCGTTCCCTGACGAGTCCTTCGCCCATGTGGTGTTCGATCCGCCGCACGTCATCCGCAAGGAAGCCCTCGGGAACGTTACGAAGTTCTACGGGTGCCTGAATGGAGACTGGAAGGAAATGCTGCGCCTCGGCTTCGCTGAATGCTTCCGCGTCCTCAAGCCCGAGGGGACGCTGATCTTCAAGTGGACGGAGACGCAAATCCCGCTCCGCGAAATCTTGGCACTCACGCCCGAAAAGCCGCTTTACGGCCACCAGTCCGGCGCAAAAGCCAGAACGCATTGGTGCGCATTCTTGAAGCAGAACGAAACAAGTGGAGGCACGCCGTAAATGAAGCTCGAATCCAAGAAGGACGTTCCCGGCGTTGCCTCGCACGACTTGTTCGGTGGTTGGGGGAGGACTGCTAACCCGAAAGACGTGGTGATGACGCCCGCCGATGTGGCGCGAATGATCGTGAACCACTTCCAGCCGTCCGGGCGCATCCTCGACCCGTGCCGTGGGAATGGTGCCTTCTGGGATGCAATGCCAGGCGCGGAATGGTGCGAGATAGCCGAGGGGAAAGACTTCATGCAATGGGAAACGCCCGTGGACTGGATCGTCTCGAACCCACCTTACAGCACCTTCTGGGAGTTTTTGGAACACAGCTTCAAACTCGCGGAAAACATCGTCTATCTGATCCCGCTTCACAAAATCTGGAGCGGACACCGATACATGAAGGCAATCACCCAATGGGGAGGACTGCGCGAAACTCTTATCATCGGCACTGGAACCAGCATCGGCTTCCCCGTGGGGCTGTCTGTGGGTGCCGTCCACTTCCAACGCGGATACACCGGGCCGATGGTCATTGGTTATCCACCGAACGACTGATTCAACCGCTTGCGCGGTTTTATTGCAAGCAATCGAAAGTTATGAAAAGAACCGAAATCCTAAACAAATTCGACACGATCGCCAGACGCAGGGTCGCTTTGACAACCGAGCGATCGTATCGTTCATGGATCAGCAAATACCTTGATTTTTTGACCACTGAAAAAGCCAGGTCGGCGGAATCGTCCGAGGCGAAAATGGAATTGTTTCTCAGCAACATGGCGCATTGCGACTATTCCAGCGTCAGTCAGAACCAAGCATTCAATGCGTTGCTGTTTCTTTACCGCCATGTGCTCAAGGTGGAGATTGGCGACGTTTCGGCGCTACGGTGCCGCAAAAAGAAGCGCGAGAGATATGTGCCGACTCAGACCGAGATATCGGCGATGTTCGCGCAACTCAAGAACACTCCGACATACAATGTCCGCCTGCTCGCAGCTTTGCTCTACGCCTGCGGTCTCCGTGTCCAGTCAGGCTGCGAGCTTCGAATCAAGGATTTCGACTTGGATCGGATGATTCTGACGATCCACGAGGACAAAGGCGACAAGGATCGGCAGGTTTCGATTCCTGAGATCCTGCTGCCAGCGATTCGCCGCCAGATCGCACGGGCTACCGCGCTTGCTCAAATCGACATTGCGGCAATGCAGCCGGTTCAGTTGACTGGGCGGCTGGATGTGAAGTATCCCGGCAAGCAGTTTGAGGTTGGCTGGCACTTCCTTTTTCCGTCTCCAGCACCCTGCCGCCACCCTCGCACCGGAAAGATGGTTCGTTGGTGCATCGGTCCGGATGTGATACAGCGTGCGATCAAGCAGGCGGCGAAGGCGGCCGGCATTCCGGGCAAGGTCACACCGCATTGCCTGCGCCATTCTTTTTGCAGCGACCTGCTCGACGCCGGGCACAACCCGCGACGCGTTCAGGAAGCCATGGGCCACACCGACATCCGCACGACGATGGGATACGCCCGCAAGGAATGCCTGAGCCTGCCGAGTCCTATCGAACGGATGGCCCGGCGCTCCGCATGACGCCAACTCTCCAACCACCGAAACCAATGACCACCACCGAAACCAACACCACCGCGCTGATCCTTTCGGGATCAGGATACAACATCGAAATCGCACCCGAGGCGCTTGCAAAGCGCGCCGAACTGATCGAGGCATCCGCCACGATCGCACAGGTGACCAATAACGACGAATCCGCCGTCGCCGCCCGACACCTCCGCAGTCTCGCCTCGCTTCGCATCGAGGTCGAGAAGTGCCGCAAGGCGATCAAGGAACCCGTGCTCGCTGTCGGCAAGCGCATCGACCAGGCGGCGAAAGCCTACCTCGATGATGTCGAAAGCGAGGAGGATCGCCTCAAGAAGCTGATTGGCGACCATGCCGCCGAGGTGGCCCGCCTCAAGGCCGAGAAGGAAGCCGAAGAACGTCGCATCGCCGAGGAGGCACGCCGGGCACGGGAGGCTGCCGAGGCCGCCGCAGAAGCCGCCGCGTCGACCGGAAAGATCACCGACCTGATCGCCGCCAAGCAGGCCGAGAAGGAACGGCAGGAGGCGCTCGCCGCGCGCATGGAGGCGGCCAACGAAACGGCCGCGACCAAGGTGGCCGAGGGTGTGCGCTTCGCGTGGGATTTCGAGGTGACGGACATCGACCGGCTTTACCGGAAGGCACCGCAGCTTGTGCGCCTCGACCCTCGCCGATCCGACATCCTCGACACCATCCGCCAGTCGGCCGAAGGCGTCGCCGATGACCAGTTCCTCTCCGATCAATTCGCGCTGATCGGAATCCGCATCTTCAAAAAGCCTGTCGTCTCCACCCGATAAACATCACCACCATGACACCCGAACTCATTCACACCGACACCGCCGAGACCATCGGCGATCAAGCCGTCCGCGCGATGCGTCAGGCATCCGAAATCAACGCCGCACTCGTGCAGCACTATTCCGGCATCGCCCGCGCGATCCTGACCCGCTGCCGCCACGAGTTGAGCGGCTACGAGGAGGAGCAATGCGAGATCGCGACCGGCGACTTCGACGATCCTGACGGATTCAACACCGCGGTGCTCGACCGGCTCGCCGTCGAGTATGCACGCGTCATCGGAGAGGAGGCGGCACGATGAAAACAATCATCGGAATCGATCCCGGGCAATCCGGCGGCATCGCATGGATCGCGGACGGCAAGCCGTGCGTTGAAAAAATGCCGGAGACGGCAAAGGATCTTTGGGATCTGCTGCAGTCGATCACGTTTGCCAACCACCCGCAGAACCCGAACTGCCTGGCATACATTGAACAAGTGTCATCTTCGCCGCAGATGGGTGTCAAATCCGCGTTCACGTTCGGCCATGGATTCGGGCAACTCGAAATGGCGCTGACCGCCGCTGGCATCCCGTTCGTTCGCGTGCGCCCGCAGGCATGGCAGAAGGCGCTCAGGTGCCTGACCGGCGGCGACAAGAACGTCAGCAAACGCCGGGCGCAGGAATTGTTCCCGGCGATGAAGATCACCCATGCGACAGCCGACGCGCTGCTGATCGCCGAGTTCGGAAGGAGGCAGGCATGAAACACGACCCCGACCAATCCATCGCGCTCGCCCGCATCAACGAAGGCCGCAACGTGTTCCTGACCGGTGCCGCCGGGACAGGGAAATCCTCCGTGACCGTCGAGGCGATCCGGAGGCGGCTGGGCGACCGATCACTCAAGGTGTGCGCCACCACCGGCGTCGCCGCGCTCAACCTGCGCGACAAACTCGCCGCCATGTTCGGCCAGCACGTCGACACGTCCACCGTCTACCGTTGGGCCGGCATCGGGCTCGGCCCGCGCGAAGGGCAGACGTTCGAAGATTACCTGGCATTCATGCGCTCCCGGTCAAGGATCGGATGGGCGGCGACCACCAGCCGAATCCGCAACACCCGCACGCTGATCATCGACGAGGTGAGCATGCTGCCGGGGCGCGTTCTTGAGTTCGTCGACTACGTCTGCCGATCGATCCGTGGCGACGACCGGCCGTTCGGCGGCATTCAAGTGATCGCGGTCGGCGACTTCCTGCAACTGCCACCGGTGGCGAAGACGGGGCGATACGACTGGGCGTTCCTGTCGCCGGTATGGGAGGCGCTCGACTTTTCCGCCGTATCACTACGCACTGTCCACCGGCAGGACGATCCGGAGTTCATCAGCATTCTGAACCAGTTCCGCGAGGGTACGGTCACGCGCGAAGGTGCGGACATCCTCAAGCGACGCGTGGCGATGTTCCCGAAGTCATCAATTTTACGCCTGATGACTCACAACACGCAGGTGGACAAGTGGAACACATATCAACTCGGTGCCATCGACGGCCCGGAGGAACAATTCCGCGCCGAGGGCACCGGGCCGAGCGACGAGGTCGAGTGGCTGCAAAAGAACCTTGTCACGCCGACCGTGCTGCGCATCAAGGCCGGTGCCCGCGTTATGATCACTGCCAACCTGCGCGAAGGCAACAGCGACGCGCTGGCAGCCGCCAACGGTGACATGGGCACGGTCATCGATTGGACGACCGACAGGATCGCCGTCCTCCTCGATAACGGCCGCGAACTGAACGTCGAGCCGCACGAGTGGTCATTCGATCCGACCGCCGACGAGACCGGTCGCTTCCACCAGTTCCCGCTTCGGCTGGCGTGGGCGTCGACCATCCACAAGTCGCAAGGTTTGACCCTCGACAACGCACTGATCGACATCCGCGCGGCACGCGAGCCGGGGCAGGCGTATGTGGCGGTCAGCCGCGTCAAGTCGCTGGCCGGGCTGCATCTCAAGGACTGGTTTTCCGGCATGTTCATCAGCCCGCAGGCAAAGGACTTCCACCGCAGCGTCGCCGATGGCAGGGTATCAAATGATACCCGAACCAAAAAACTGAAACTCTCCAACAATGAACTGCCGTGGTGATCCACGGAAACCTTCCCACCCATGACCGCCACCATGCCCACCATCTCCGAAATCATCGCACGCAAGACCAAGCACGAACCGCCGCCCGAGACACCGGACGAACCGTTGATTTCCTACTACCAGTCGGCACAAGCACCAGAACCCGCCGGTGCCGCCACGCTGACCGCATTCATCGAGGCCATCCAATCCGACGAATACGCCGCTGCCATCGCCCGCCTGCGCGAGCGCCTCGCCGCAAAGGACGAGGACGGATACGCGAAGGCGAAGCGCGGACTCCCCGCCGTGTCGATCAGCGGCAAGACCAACGGCCGCCGCGCGAAGTCGCACGAGGAGGGGCGCTTCCTTCATTCCGGCTACATCCAGATCGACCTCGATGGCAAGGATAACGTCGGCTGGACGGTAGACGAGATGCGCGACATCCTGCGAGCCGAACCCCGTATTGTCGCGGCGTTCGTTTCTCCGTCCGGCGACGGTGTGAAGGGTGTGGCGCGCGTGCCGGCCGACACATCGACCCACCTGGGCGCGTTCATTGCCGCGCGGGACTTCTTCGCTCAGCACAACCTGACGGTCGACGAGGCGTGCAAAGATCCCGGCCGCCTGTGCTTCGTTTCCCATGATCCGGCGGGATGGATCGACCTGACCCGCACCGCCGTGTTCGATCCGGTCGAGATCCAGCCGGAACTGGCCGCCGCGGCGTTCGACCCGGCTGACCTTGACGCCACCGGAGCGCCATCGCGCGGGCTGGTGCTCCGCCTGCGTTCGACCGCATTTCCCGACCCGCCGGTCAATGGCATCCACACCTGGCTGATGGCAGCCGCGTGGTGGTGCCGCATCCACGACATGACCGAGGTGGAAACGGTCGCCAAGCTCCACAGCTACGACGGCACGCTCCGCCGGCGCCTCCAACCCACCGAGGTGATCGACGCCGCCCGCAAGGTGTTCGCCGTGCCTCGCGACAACTCGTGGAAGGTCGAGGCGGACATGAACGCCCGCATCACACCGCCCGCCGGATCGACCGCCACCGAGTTCGCTCCGGAAGATATTTTCTACGACGCCCCCGCCGGTCGCTACCTGATCCGGGTCGGATCGACCTACCACCTCCACAGCAAGAAGGCACCCGTGGTCACCGGGCTCGCCCGATTCCTGTCCCGGGAATTCGACGACGCCAAGGAGCTTTCCGCAGCCGTGAGATCGACCATCGCCGACCGCGAACTTGACGGCGGCATTCAGTGGTCCGGAAACATCGCAGGACACCGTCAGGGACTTGCCCGCGACATCGACGGCAAGCCGATCCTGATCTTGTCCGAGCCCGCGCTGCCGGAACCCACCGCGGGCGACGCTCCGCTGATCAGCGATCTGCTCGCCCAGGCGTTTCCCGATGACACCGCTTTGCAAATCTTCGTCTCGTGGCTGTCCGGCCGATTTCGCGCCGTTCGCGAGCACGTCCACATCCCCTCGCCGATGCTGGTCATGGCCGGCGAAGTGAACAGCGGCAAATCGTTGATCGCTTGGATCGCCTCGCAGATGCTCGGCGGACGCACGGCGAACCCTTACAGTGCATGGGCGGGCGGCATGATGTGGAACGACGACCTCGTCGGTGCCGAACTTTTGCTCGTCGACGATTGCACGGGATCGACCGACATCCGCTCTCGCCGGGCGTTCGGCGCATCATTCAAGGAGTCGATGTATCCGCACATCGTGCAACTTCGAAAGCGCCACTCGTCGGGCGTCAGCGTGCGCCCGGTGTGGGCGTGCATCGTCTGCTGCAACGACACGCCGGAGGCGCTTCAGATCATCCCACCGATCGACGCCGACATGGCCGACAAGGTGATCCTGCTGCACGTCTCGCCGGTGCGGCTGCCGGTCGACACGTCGAGTCCGGCCGGCAAGGCGTCGCTTCAGGCGATGATCCGCGCCGAACTGCCGGCATTCGCGCAACAGCTTGTCTCGTGGGAGACACCGGAACACCTGCGCGACAGCCGGTCGGGCGTGCTCGCGTGGCGAGATCCAGACCTGCTCGACGCCGTCGACGCGAACTCGCCGGCCCGCCGGGTCGAGGCGCTGCTGATCGCCGCCATCGAGGGCAACCGCGGGCTGTGGGGCGACCTTCCCCGCGAACTCACCGCCATCGAGATCGAGACGCGGCTCGGCGACCATCAGTCACCCGTCCGCGACCAGGCGCGCGCCGTGTTCCATTGGCACGGTGCCTGCGGGGCCGCGCTTGCACGCCTTGCAAAGATGGACCGCGGGTTGGTCAGCGCCTCAGAGATGCTCCGCGACGACAAGGTGGCGCGCTACTACATCAATCCGCTATGATCCGGTCGCCTCATCGATCCTCGCCAGTGCGAGGCGCAGGCTGTGGTTCGGCGGAAGTAGCGGGGCCATATCCCGCGCGGCTGCCACAAGCGGACCGTAAAGACGACTCGGCCCGCGTGGGCGGCGAGGGGCTTCGGGAGCAGGGGGCAAAGAGTCGATCAGGAACCGGGTCGGCTCGCCGAGGGTGCGAATCGGCACCAGCCCGGGCACGTCGTCGATCTCATCAGTAGCCAACTTTCGAATCCTATGCCCATCGATCAACTCGTAATTGCAACCGGCCAAGGGTGCTTTCCCGAGCGCCTTGACCTCGGCGTGCGTGATGAAACAACGCAGGCCGCGCGGCGATGGGTAGCACCGCCGCACCCTCCCGTTGATCGCGACGGTGTCCGCTTGCGGATCGATGACGACTGGCGTCTGCGCTTGGCCTTTCATGGTGGCCAAGTGTGGGGGACTACCCCACCCCTGTCAAATCTTCATTTTCTTCATCATATCGGGGTATTGGGGGTTATGTTTTTCACCTTTTATGAAAGAAAAAGTACAAAAGAAAGAAAGGCCCGGCCGGAATCGCCGCGAGAAAAAAAGTTACAACTCGGAAACATGACCCTAGACCCCCTCAAATCTGCAATTTTTACCACACGCATTACCACATCATGAAGACACCCTGCCGATACCCGGGATGCCGAGCACTCCTCGACCGCAGCGGATACTGCGAGCGCCACGCCAAGGCCGCCAACGCCAGCCGCACCGATTACGATCGCACCCGCCGCCGCACCGACCAGTCGCTCGCCGAGGCCAAGCGCATTCGCTCGTCCGCAGCGTGGTCGAGGGTGCGGCGGATCAAGCTCACCACCTCGCCGCTTTGCGAAGATCCACACGGCGACCACGCTCGCGCCGGCCGCACTGCGACAGCCACCCAGGTGCACCACATCCGACCCGCTGCCACCCACCCGGAGCAGACGCTCGACCTCGACAACCTGATGAGCGTGTGCACCCGCTGCCACGCGAGGATCGAGCAGGCGGCCAGAAGGGAGGCGGGTGGAGTATGACAGCCGCCACGCCAGCACGGGCCAGCCACGAGGCGCAGGCGGCCAGTGGCACGCCTCCCCTCACCCGAGGCACACGGCCGGGGCGGGGTCAAAACCGGGCGGCGTTTCGTCCTAAGAC